AGAGGATTCGGCTTCTCCGTTCATAAGACGCTGAATAACAAGGATAGCCTTTGCGGGAATATTGATGGATGACGAAAGCCAATTATCTACCTGACGCTTGGAAACTCCACATTGGTTAGCGAGCCATTCTCTGTCTCTACCAATAACCTTGAGCCATTTTTTTACGTCTTCTTTTGTTGTCGTCATGCATTGATATTACAGCATTTTGCTGATATGTCAACACCTTGTTACCTAGCAATTTCAGTATTATGCTGAAAATATATCTTGAAATATTCAGTTATACGCTGTAATTTGAGGCCATCAGTTACGGAAATAGATGAAAACAGAAATCGACTTAGACAAATTGCCGGACGGCTGCAAGAGCCATCTGCTGGCCGAAGCGGAAGAAGGATTGAAGCCTTCGGAAGCTATTATCCGCATCATTGAACGAGAATCATTCCGCAGGGGATTCCGTGTTCACCTGACCACGGCTAGCAACCTTCCCCGCCCGAAGAACCCCAAGAAGCCGGCAGCATGAATATGAAAACCTCCCCCCAAGAAAGAACCACAAGTATGCAATGGGAAAACACCAATAAGAAACTGGTGATTTACGCAGATGAGCTCCGTACAGCTCTACCGGAGGAAGGAGAGTTCTATGTAGAGGTTGCGGGCAGGGCTTACAAAATGAAGCCTCTCAAGGAGAGAACAGCATTGTTCGCTTCATCCGTTTATACGGACGAACCTCATTTGCTGCATGACTGCCTGGTTGTGGCGGAAGGCGATTACTGCCTTCTGGCTATTCGTCGTCGTATTCCGCAAGGCGCTGACCACGCGGATGGAGATGAAGAAAGGAAGTCCAGCAACCTCGAACCCAAGAAGCCGGAGGCATAATGGAAATAGACTGGTCCAACATTGTCGAAGGCATCTGGAAACAATTTCCCACAGCTCTCGCCTGCTTTTGGATGGGGCTCCATGAAGGGAGAAAAGAAAACAAGAACCAAAAATGAATACAAATACTGAATTACCGAGGAACGCTCGGATGTTGACCAAGGAAGAAGCAGATGACTGGGACAAGATCTGTTCCGATTTCGACCCCATTTTCCTCGAAGTAGATGGAGAAATACGCGAGTTTGAAAGAATAAGTTCCTGTCCTTCCCCTGTTCTGGGGAAAGGTTTCCTGGTATTGGCTGTCTCTTGCCCTGAATGGGGGAAAGAGAAACTAATGATTGTTGCCAGATGTAAAGAAGGAAAGGAGGTAGTTTGAATGAATAACGCGGAATCTGGAATTCGCGTTAGGGATGGAGAGGATGTAATCATAAGTCCCGTCGGAGCGCTTCTTAATCAGCGCAATGTAATCAGCATTCACGATATGGGGACGACCAGAAGAATCTTCTATTGTGATGAATTTAGGCATAACGGAATAGTAGCCTGACAGCTTTCATCTTCAAGAATAATGAGCCGGCATGCGCATGAATTTAGGCAATACGAGCACATTCAAAGCCAAGGCGTTACATTGGCAGGCTCTCCATTTTTATTTAAGTAATAACAACCAATATCAATCACTAACAAATAACCAATGATGAACTGGACTGAATTTATTGTTGTGACGCTGCTTAACATGGCAGGCTACCTGTCCGCGTTGATGCTTGGTATCAGCCTGGGAGAGAAACACATCATACGCCAGGTAAACAGAACCCTGGATCAGATGAGAAAGGAGCGGGCATGATTATCGAATACGACGACGAAGACCGGTGCATCCGGGTGGACGGTGAAGCGATCTCCTACGGCGTTGCGGTTGGACTCCTGGAGCAGATTGAGCAGGCCATCGACGAGTGGGATTTTGACCACGCCCCCCAGTGCGACAACCCCGACGGACACTACGACGACTGAACCATGGAAGAAGACCTGATCGAAGAATTGAAGCTGCTCGGCTGGCACGAGCTTTAACAATGAAAATATTATGACCTACCCTGAATCAGAGTTTTACGACTGCAAGACCCTGGCCCTGATGTACGATTCCGACCGGGATGTGATCAAGCGAACCGTCCATGAGTTGAAGGACAAGGGGCATGTGATCGAGATCCTGTACTGGGGCAAGCAGGGGAAGATGAAGGTGCACGGCAAGCAGTTCCGCCGGGCGTTACTCCGAGAATACGGAGAAGGAGGAGTGAGCAAATGAATACCTTTTTCAAGTTCTTGGGGGCCTGCTCCTTTGGTCTTTCCGCTGCGTGCCTGTTCTGGCTGGCGGTGGAGCTGGATAACGCCGAGCTCCAGGCGGGCAAGTCTCCGCATTCCGGGTTTTGCCCGGAGTCTCCCACTCCCATGAAAGCTTTTGACGGCTTGGAAAAACCGTCCCGCCCTCACGGTATGAGGAAACGCAATAACCAATAGAATACCAATACAATGGACAATACCGAAGAAAAGAATGCGCAGTCCTGCACGCCGGACGAAGCCTGCTGCTGCGATACTGTTGCATCCACAAAAGAAGAAATCAGCGCCGCGCTTGATAACCTTGTTGATTTGATTAAGCGTTACGATGGGCGCGCTATTTTTTCCGCCTTTTTGGAGGTCCCGGAAGAAAGAAAAACTCGGCACATATTAGAATCCTCCAGCTCCGTTTTTCAGTCTGAGAGAATGAATTTCAAAGTTTACGGGTGGACGAGCGCTTTCGGCTATCTTCTCAAAGCAAACGAATGCTTTGATTGCAATGTAAACACTATGGGAGAAGGTGTTCGTTTGTTCCTTGAACAACAGCAAAAAGAGAAAATGAAAAAGAGGATGAATCCCATTGCCGCCATGCTTGGAATCGTTGGATGCGAGTGCGAGGAATGCGAAGGATGATTCAGTTGGCAGGGGGGCGGCGGCCACCGATCCCCTGCCTGTTACAACAATCCGTCGAAAGATTATGAGTAACGCAAAACCTTATAAACCAAAATACGAGGACAGACAAGGACAACAGGCCCTTACCCTGTCAACCCCGAAAGAGCTTGCTGGCTTTTTAACCAGGTCAAAAACCTCCATTGCCGCCGCTCTGCCGGCCCATCTCAACCCGGACCGTATGATTCGTCTCGCGGTAACTTGCTTTTCACAAAACCCAGCCTTGCAGCGGTGTTCCGCTGTAAGTATCTTTTCCAGCTTGCTCATTGCCTCCCAGCTTGGGCTTGAGCCGGGAGTAGCCGGGCAGGGATATCTTATCCCCTACAAAGGTAAGTGCACCTTTGTTCCCGGCTGGCAGGGCCTTGTAGGACTGCTCAACAACACGGGCAGGACTACCGCCTGGACGGGGGTAGTTTACGAGGGCGACCAGTTCCAATTTGAGCTTGGAGCCTATCCTATCCTCCGCCACATCCCCGGCATCAATTACGGGGATGAGGACAAAATGACATGGGCCTATGCCTGCGCCCGGGTTAACGGAGCGGAAACCCCTGTCATTGAGGCATGGCCCATGGAACGCATCTGGCGCCACAGAGACGCACACAACGAGGTCGGAGAAAAGCATTACTCCTACAAAAACCGCGAAATGTACGCCCGCAAGGTGGTTCTGCTGCAAGTTCTCAAATACATGCCGAAAAGTGTGGAAGTGGCAAATGCCATTGAAGTCTCCCATGCCGCGGAAACGGGGCGTGTCGTCAAAATCGACGACGGCGTTGTCATTGACGGCGAAATTGTATCGAAAGATGACCCCGGCATAGATGACTACCCGTTAGACCGTCAAGACCCGACCCCGATGCCGGAACCGGCCCCAGCCTCCGAACCCTCCACCACAAACCTCCTTTAAACGCCATGAGCGAACAACTTGTAATTATCCCCCTGAATGTGAGCGCCAAAGGCGAAGTGCTCTCTTCCAATCTTGCCGAATTCCGCGCCTCCGTCAAAACCGTCCTGGACAGTATCAGCCTCACCCCCGAAACCGATGAAGAATTCGGCCTTGCTGAACAAAACGTCAAAATGCTCAAAGGAGCTGAAGATACTGTCAAGGCGGCCAGGGAAAAAGCCCTGAAGGATGCCGAGAGCCTCCATGAATTCTTTGCCGCGCTGGACGAATCCAGTGAAGAAATCCGGCAAGCCCGGCTCACCCTGGAAAAGAAGATCGCCGGGGAGAAAGAGAAAATCCGCAATAAGCTAATCGATGACGCCCTTGCCCGCCTGGAATGCGCTCCCCATTTGAGGAAGAAATTATTTGGCGGTACAATGGCGGAATCCATCAAGAACAAGCGCACCATTAAAAGCATTGAGGCCGCGCTTGATGCCGCCGTGGCAAAAGCAAACAAAGACATCACAACCAATCGTGAAATCATTTGTGAATTCATTGATTTGTACGGTGATAACCTCGTGTGGGACGAAGACGAACTGGAAACGAAATCCACTATCTATGTTGAGGCTGAGCTGCGTCGTCGTCAGGATGTTGCCAAAGCCGCCGCAGAACGCGCCAGACTGGAGGAAGAGGCCCGAAAGGCACGGGAAGAAGCTCAACGGGCAAAAGCGGAATTGGAAGAACAGGGCAAACCTCCTGTCCCTCCGGCCCCCGCCTCCATCAACATGACCGCGTTTGACCAGGAACCGGTACAGGCTCCTGCAACATTCCCGGCTCCAAAAAGCGAATCAGAAGAATGGAGGCAATTCCAGGAATCCGTTTTTGAAGCCTTTGCAAAACTCAAGGATGCCCGAGAGAAGCTTACTCACCCCGCCAACAAAAGCCGCGTTGCCTATTTTGCTCAAGCCGTCAACGAGGCCTGGAAAGCCTGCATAGCGGAAGGAGGTGAGAAATGAAAATCTGGCCCTCCATGGAACAACGTTCGGAAGCTTGGTTCCGTGCCCGTGCCGGCCGTCTGACAGCCAGCAATTTTCACCGGGTTTTAACTCCCTCGGGAAAAGACTCTTCCCAATGGCGAGAACTTGCCATTGAAATGTGTTGCAGCCGCATCCGTCCTGATGAAATACAGTGGGAAGGAAACCGCCACACGGACCGCGGGGAAGAACTGGAACCGGAAGCGCGGGAAGAATTCAGCCGAATCATGGGGCTGGAAGTGGAACAGGTGGGATTTATCGTCCAAGACAATGAACTGGTGGGCTGCTCCCCTGACGGCATGATCAAGATCAATGGGCAGTACGCGGCGGGTGTGGAGCTGAAATGCCCTCTTGCAAAAAATCACGCGGAATACCTGCTGGACGGCGTATTACCCGGCCAATACAAGGCGCAGGTACACGGTTCCATGATTGTGACTGGATTGCCCTACTGGTACTTCATGAGCTACTGCCGGCGTCTCAAGCCCCTGATTTTACGGGTGGAGAGAGACAGCTATACCGACACGCTACAAGATGCCCTTGAACGGTTTATCATTTATTACGCGGACGTTTATAAGCGCATCATGCCTATCCTTTCCGAAGGGCAGAAGGTCGCATGAGGATGTCATTTGAATTCATAAATTAAACATTAACTAACAATATTATGCAAAAAATAAAAAAAGTCTATCTGGTCCCTTCTATGGGAGAAAATATTCTGGCCTTCACCAATTTTTCCGGGGCCTGGGAAAACGTCTGCCAGCACCCTGACCGACGCGTTTACACGGTCAAGGGGAAACTAGCCGCCCGTTACGCCCCTCTGCAGGTTCGTCCTTCCGTCCTGACGGCGTGCGAGAGTGTTCCAAAAGATCCCCACATGGAGAAGCTGAAAGGAGAGATTGATGCCGTAGCCTGTGCTATCGTGGAATCCTGCAACCTCAAGAAGTACGACAAAATCCGACAGGAAGCCATAGAAGCGTTAGTACCCCTGTCCTTAAGTTTTTCTGTAAAAGTGGATTATCAGAAATTCCGGGCCGATGCCAGCATGAGCGGAAGCATCAAAGTGAAGGGAGAAGGTGTAGCCCTCCTTCCGGATGATTGCCAGCCGGAATTCAATTTTGATGGAGATGAAAATGAGGAAGGAGGCGAAATATGAAGATTTTCCTCCCCATCGTCCCACCGAAGACAACACACCATTCAAAGAAGATTGTCCGCATAGGAAAGTTTCACAAACTTGCCGACAAGCCGGAGTTGACGGAGGTCATTAGTGACTACATGTCTCTATTACAGCCCTATGCCCCCCCTCGTCCCCTCTCCGGACCAATCATTCTGAACCTGGAATTTGTATTTCCTTGGCGAAAGTCGGAACCGAAGCGGAACCGCATTTTAGGAAAGATCCCGATGACATCCAAACCGGACAGGGACAACATGGAAAAGACTCTCAACGATGTGATGACCAAGCTTGGCTTTTGGACGGACGATGCACAAATCTTTGACGGTCGAACATCCAAATATTGGGGCGATAACGTCGGAATAACCATCGAATTTGCAGAATGGAGACCAACCAAATGAAGACCATACCGCGAGAATTCAACAAGCATGGCTATTCTTACACGCTTGTCACACGTATCGGAGATATTGCCATTTACAGTCAGGAAAAGGAATCACACCGGAATTTTGAGGTCATGGTTATTCGAAAGCGCAAATCTGACAATGACTTTGCCGGAACAAAGGCTGGTGATGAATACATGCCAAGTCCTGAAGAGTGGGGAATTTATGGATGGACATTGACCACATACGAGGAAGCCATTCGGAAAGCGAAAACATGGTTACAAAAAGGAGTTCCCGACTATGAAAGCAGATGAAGAAGACAAGCTGTTTCATACTGACGGCGCTTGGTGGACTTTTTTGAAATCCGGGAAGAGCCGTTGCATGGGTTGCCATAGAAGCGCATCTGGACAAAAATTATCTTGCAAGCCTTACACCTTGCTATGGCTGGCTCATCGGTGATCCCGTGCGTCTCCCTAATGCCGTGCCGCTGTCTGACATTGGGCTGACCCGTCCGCCGCAGTCTTGGAAGTACCTTACTGACGAGCAAGCGGCAATACTGGAAAGGAAGGAGCAATGATATTTGATATTGCACAACTTATAGTTTTTTTAGCCACCGTCGCCGCGTATGGATATTACCTTTATTTAATTGGTAAAGTTAAAGGTCTTCTTCAAGCGGTTAATGTCATTCTTTTAAAAAGAAAGGAAGAAAATGAAAATGACGCCTGAACAGAAAGCTTTTTTTGAGTACGGCGGAGCATGGGAACAGGTTGTTTTAACTCACAAGGGTATCAGATCGACCGTCAAAGCGTTGCCCGGGAAAACTCGCCAAAAACTTTTAAGGCAAGCCAGAAACGAGACTCATCAACATGAGCTTGTGCTTAACGCTTGGCAGAAGAGGTCCGCGTGCAGGGCGTGGCAGGTTAAAGAGAGGTACTGCGGTAACTGCAAATATTCAGACTATTCTGAATGGGATGTTCCATGTTGCGAATGCTCTCATGCCAATATCGCAGAAATCATGGACCGCTGGGAACCGAGAAAGGAGGGGGAGTGAACACGAGCGCACTACGTAAACGGGCTCTGGCCCGATACCTCGGAGGAAAGAACAGAATCGCCCCCTGGATTATCAGCTTTTTCCCGCCTCACAAAATCTATGTTGAACCCTACGGCGGTTCCGGTGCGGTGCTGCTCAACAAGCAACCTGCATGGATGGAGGTCTACAACGATCTTTATGACCGGGTGGTGAACTTCTTTGAAGTTTTGAGGGATCCGGAAAAATCCGCACGGCTGGCCAGTCTATTGGAATTGACGCCCTACGCCCAGGAAGCCTATGCCCGGTCATTTGAAATCGCTGAAGACCCCGTGGAAGATGCTCTCCGCTTTGCCGTCAACTCCATGATGAGCTACGGCGGAGGCATCCACAAGCCGGGGTTCAAACGCAACGGCTTACTCCACGCAACCCCTTATCCTCAAACGTGGCGGGAATATCCGGCCGTAGTGCGGGAATATCCGGCCGTAGTGCGAGAATGTGCGGCCGAACTACGGAACCGGAATATCGAGATCAACAACATGGACGCCCTGCAGGTCATGGCCCGGTACGATACGCCGGACACGCTGCATTACGTGGATCCGCCCTATGTGCAATCTACCCGCGGCAACCGCGCGAGGTACGCGCACGAGTACGACCAGCAAGACCATGAGCGGCTTCTTGTCTTTCTCAAGACGCTGAAAGGCAAGGTTGTCCTGTCTGGCTATGATTCCGACCTTTATTCCAGGCATCTTTCCGGCTGGAGGAAGGAATGCAAGGTCTCTTACGACACGCAGGGAGGCAAGAAAATCGAATGCCTGTGGCTTAACTACAACCCCCAACTGACGCTTTTTTGATATGGCACGTAAACCAACATCTTTAATACCGAGGACGCACCGTGAACTGTGCGAAATCGCTGAACGATGGCTCCTGGGCTCCCAACGTTGCCGGGTGGCGATTGCTGAGCCGAGCTGCATCGTTACAAACGAGCAGCCCGATGCTATAGGTTTCAAGAGTTCGGGTAGCATTTTGGTTGAGGCGAAAACCAGTCGGGCGGACTTCCGAGCAGACCTCAAAAAGCCGTTCCGCGTTTATCCTCAAGAGGGTATGGGTTATTGCCGCTATTACATCTGCGAGCCAGGGATCATCATGGAAAATGACCTGCCGGAACGGTGGGGCTTGTTGCATGTCCTACCTGGTGGACGGGTTCGGATAATACGGTACAGCAGAGCATTTCCCGAAGCAAATTACTTCGCTGAAAGGTGCCTTTTGACCGCGTGTCTTTACATCCAGAAGCCGCTAAAAATCAATACTGTCCAAGGCAGAAAAATACAGCTTTCACCTGCATTTGGAGTAGAAGCAAAAGAGACGGAAGGGATATAGAATAATGGAATACATCAATATACCACTCTACGTTATCCGCTCCAATGAGTACATAGGCGCTGATCCCACCCAGCGGGCTACGTGGCTTTCTTTGATCGCCTGGTCTTGTGACCAGGAGAATATGGGGCGGATTGCCGGGGCACGGTCTTGGGGAGACCGCCGCTGGATGCAGTCTTGCGGGGTCATGGCTTCCGAGGTGGCCGAGTCCTGCGGCCTTTTCCGTTGGGACGGGAACGACCTTGTCATTTCTTTTTACCCTGCCGACGCCCAGCGGGAGATTGAGCGTAAAAGGGAAATCGCGCGCGCCAACGGACGTAAGGGAGGCCGGAAACCAACGCCGGAACCTATACCGGAAACCAACGTTGGTTCCGACGTAGGAAACCAACGTTGGATAGCAAATGAAGCTTCGTTGGAAAGCGAAAAGAAAGGAAAAGAAAAGAAAGGGAATATAGGGGGAGAAACTACTACGGTGGACAGTACACCGGGGGAAGAAGCGCCCGCTGCTCCTGTGCTGCCTGCCCGGTCGCTCCCGGTTCGGGAACGCCTGAACGACGTCCGGGGGATGCGCTGCGCCGACAATCACGCGGATCTGGGGGCTTCTCCCGGCGCCGCCAGGTTCATGGCTGCCTGTTTGGAAATCAACCCTTCATGGTCCCGGACAATGCCAACTGCCATTGAGCAGGCAGCCGCGCTTGAGGCTTACCGTTCAGCACAGGGACGGGTGACGCCGCGGGATATGGAGATGTTGAGGGATTATTACGCGTCAGGACTGACGGAGGACTGCAAGAAGAAAGCTTTTTGGAGGCCGGACAGCCGCAAGAAGTTTTGGGAGTGCTTCGGGGATGTGCTCACCCACGCGGAACGCTGGGCAAAAGAGACACGCTGGAAGCCGGCAGCGGCCCGTAAGAAGCCGAAGCCCGAAGAACCACGGCAGCCGGAAGGGCCCGTTGTGACCACCGAAGAAGCCGCAGTAGAATTGAAGAATTGGAGAAAAGAATTGGGACTGGGAGGTGACGAATGAAGCAGGAATATAAGAATCTATTGAGGAACATTATACACCGGAAGGTGAGTCCGTCGCAGCTGCTTATTCTGATGGAAATCCGAGACCATCCGGGCAGGATGTCGCGGGAGATTGCCACCCGTTGCCATTTGGATCCCAGCAATGTGTCTCACCGGCTGGATTATCTGGTGCGGGCCGGCGACGTGATCAGAATCGGCACACGGCCTTGCGTGTTTTATATCAGCAGGCAGGGGCGTGATTTTTTAGAGTGTCTTGAGGATTCAAAGCCAACAGGTTGATTGTCTCGGGCAAGAAGTATTGATTCTCACCAAATTGACGCGCTGAAAATCAGGAGGGTAAAATATTGGTATGAGAAGGAAGGATAACAAGACCAAAGTGACCGAGAAGAAGAAGGAGTTTGCGAGGCTTCTGGTTGCGGAAAAGTTGTCCAAGGCGGACGCTTATCGTAAGGCCCACAATCGCAAGGATATGAGTAATGTCGCAGCCAGCAAGGCGGCATCCCGTTTGTCCAAAGATGACGAAGTTTTGCGAATGATTGACAAATTGAATAAGCAACTGGATAAGTCTGCTGTGCTGACCAGGCAGCAGCGCATGGAATGGTTGTCCCGCGTAGTGACAACTCCCATCGGCAATGTTGGTAGCGCATCCGATCTCTGTCAGGAGGTTTCCATGGATGAAACCGGAGCGAAATTTAAGATGCCCTCAAAAATCGCCGCTATTGCCGAGCTTAACAAGATGGATGGCGCATACACTCCTCAGAAGATGGAAGTGGATGCAGGAGAGAATTTTATAACTCTGCTGTCCTCCCTGCCTTTTGAGCCTCCCGTGAAGCAGGGATAAAAACATTGATTCTCGCCAACTTGCATTTCCCGTGTTTTGTGGCTCATGATTGAGCCATGTTAAATTTTCTGGGAATGACGCGCCATTTGTCCACGACGGCAGGCTATGCCAAGCGCATAGGCTGGCTTTTGTTCGAGGATGTGACGCAATCTCCGTTCCCGGTAACAGGAGTTTCTTTCACCGGTGTGGTGAAGACGGAACAGGGAGACTTGCCCGTTGTTATTGAACACGGCGAGCAAGAACATTGTTTGGAGCTTACTTTTCCTGCCCTGCCTGTTGGCCGCTGGCCGTATGCCATTCATGCACAGGATGAGTCCGGAGAGGATTTGAGGCTGTTTTCCGGTTATATTGGGGCCGTGGATTCTGTGGCTCCTGTTGAGTCGTCCACGGTGTACGATATTCCTGCAATGGGTATTACGATACCTGTTGAGGCAAGTAAGACGATCAAGGCCCAGTGGCTTTCCAACACGGCCTCCATTATCGCGGCCCAACAGGCGCAACAGAATGCCAACACATCCTCCACCAATGCGGAAACGGCGAGCCAGGCAGCCAAGACAGCAACGGACGCGGCAGCCACCGCTGCTGCACGGGCCGAAGAGGCGGAAGGCTATGCAGGGTCTGCCTGGGCCTCCAAAAATGCTGCCGCCGATTCTGCGACCGCCGCCGGCACGTCCGCAACTAACGCAGCCCGTGACGCCAAGAGCGCCAATGCCGCTAAAACGGCTGTGGAGTCGCTGGCTACCACTTGGCCGGAAACGGTCAGCAACGGGGAGAAGAAGATTGTTGATGCCGGGAATGAGGCTGTTACTGCCATACAGGACAAGCAAGCCGATTCTGTTCTTGCCGTGGGACGTGCCTCACAGACCGCGCAGCAGAATATAGCCGGCGCACGAACGGATGCCGTTGCCGCCGTGCAAACGGCGCAGGAGAGAGCGGTGGGGGCGATTACGCCCCTTGTCCAGCGCGCCGAAACCGCTAAAGAGGCTATAGATCAGGCGGAGGGACGCATCAATACGGCGGCGACGAATGCCGCGAATTCTGCCACTAGCGCGGGCAACTCTGCAACAGCGGCGGCTAATGCTCTGGCGGCTATTCCGCAGGTGGACGAATCCGGCAACATGACGCTTCCCGGCAATATCACTGCCGCGGGAGGCACGTTTGACGGGACCGTCAACGCCAACGGCGGCATCAACATCCCGCTGGCCGTGGGGGCGCCGACCAATGAATCCGGCGTTAATCGCCTGTACGCTTCCGGGCTGGCCGCCGTGACGGAGGCGTTTTCTCCTCAGAGTTTCCTTTCTGATTTTAATTTGTACGGCGAGAGCGTCGCCGTAGAACAGACGGTTCCCGGCCAGGTGTGGCGACTCCGCAAGATGTCCGCATATCCGGGAACAATTCAGATTAACCTGATAAATCCATTTTTAGGAGTATCCAATTATTCTGGATGGAGCGGGTTTGTCCTGCCAGTCGCTTTGGGCAATACCGGCAGTACTGCCGCCCGCAAACTGACTTTCTCGTTGGGAAGGCCGGGAAATTTCGTCAAGAAGACGGCGGCGGAGATGGATATGTTCACGCTGTCTCCGGCCTCCGGTAGTACCGCGAGTTTCCCGCGGTTTGTTGATGTGACGTTTTACATGGTTAATGACGCGTCCATGAATCCGGCGGGTTATCCGGTGAGGGTGAGGGAACTCGTCTATGATTCCACTCAGGCCAAGTGGTTATGTTATGAAACGCTTTCCGTTTTCCCGTCCACCAATACCAACCCGTCCTGCAATATGTTTCTTTCTTATCAACAGGATAGGCCGGGCCGCGACGTCAGAGCGGGATTGTGGATTGGCTCTAATGCGGCGGATTCTCGCCGTTTGTTGTGCATTGCCGACATGCACGGCGTTGTTGACACGTTCTCATGGACTGGCGTTGGAGCCTTGTATTGGGATAGCGACGGGACCAATTCTCATAGTTATCTTGGAGCGATGAGGCAGATGACGGCTCCGGGGTATAACCAGCCTAACGGGGCTTATGATGCGTTCCGGGCGTTGGAAACCCGGTTGATTCAGTCAACCACCGTAACAGAATTTACACCTTATGAATAACGCAGAGATACAGATACAGTTTCCTCGGCCCGGCCAGTGGGATGAATTCACCCTGACAGCCGTCTATCAGGACGCGGACGGGTACACCCGCATAGACCGCTATACGCAGGACGAAATTCCGGCGAACCAGACCCCGGCCATGGCCGCCGTCGTTGCCGCTCTGGTGGAACTGGGCGAGGACTGGCAAGCCGTCCAGGTATGGGCAAGGCTGGGAAAAAATGCCATAACCCTCGCGGAAGACGGCACCTATACAATGATTGATGGAGTGTGTTTGACCGTGGAGGCCGTCCATGCGGAGACCAAAGGCCGCAGGATTTTTACAGTCTCGGACTACCCGGCTTTTGTGATCACGGATCCTGCCGCCGTGGAGTTTTTCAAGCATTTCACTACTAAATAATATGAGCACGAATAAAGAAAAAGTGAGTTGGCTGACTGGTCTCCTGACCGGTTGGGGTATCAAAGAGAGTTGGGCAAAAGTCATCGCCGGAGCTGTGATTGGGGCCCTGGTTGCCGCGGGGATTCTGACGCAACCCGGCTGCGGGCATAACGTGGACGTCACCCCGAACCGCACCGAGGTGTGCAAGGACGGCTCCTGCCTGGTGCTGGAACCGGGGCATATCTCCTACAGTCAGGCCCAGCCTGTTACGGACGTTCCGCCCGTTGTTCAACCCCTTAAGAAGTGAGGCCATGTGCAAACCCCTCAAGGAATATCTGGGAGTGATCCGCGATTATACGCGTGAGATCGTCACTTTCGGCGGTTTTGTGATAGCCGTGTTCATCTACCTGGATTTCCGCGAGGTGGTGAAGGAACAGGCTACCAACGCGGCCCATACGGCGGAGATCCTGCGGACGATGGATACCCGTCTCCAGCATTTGGAGAATTACCACCAGCAGCAACTTAAACAGCGAGATTAATTCCAACTGTAAAGTTTTTCTTACAAGTTCCCTTTATCTAATAGCCAATAGTTTACAATATGAATCCTACAGAAAGAAACATGGCTGCGGCCATCCTCCGGTTTGAAGACAGCCGCGTCACCGGGCCGGATTCCCTGCGCGTTTCCCGCCTTCCCGCCGCCGACAAGGGCGGCAAGTGGGAGATTTGCGGCATTTGCGACGGTATTGAACCGTCCGTGTTTAACAGATTGAAGGCCCTGCTGGATGCCGGAAGACGTGAAGAGGCCTGGGAAGGTTGTCTCCAGTACGTGCTGGATAATACCGCCGCCGTGCGTTCCTGGCTGGGTTCCGACGTTTTTCTTGGCGTTGAATTCATCCTGCGCGACCATTATTTCAATTCCGGGAGCAGGAATACCGGGAAGATCCTGCAACGTGCGCTGAATATTCACGGTGCTGGGCTCACGGTGGACGGGATTGTCGGCCCCAAGACCCGGCAGGAACTACAGGACCAGCTGGCCGCCACGGGTGAAGCGGTTTTCATCATTGGATTACAGGAGAAGCGTCAGGCGTTTTACCGCTCATGCAAGCAGTTTCCAACCTTCGGGAAGGGCTGGCTGAACCGCTGCGACGATGCGTTCAGCGTGGCGCAGGAGCTTGTTTAATCCTTAAATCTCTATTCGTTCATGGCATTATTTCCCAGGCTTCGCGGCAAGGTGAAAGAGGCGGTCCAGATATTGGTTTCTCCGTTTGCTGATCACAAATTTAAGCACTGGCCAGCCTCCGAACTTGACCCGGAATCCCTGAAATCTCTGAAAGAGTCCATTGCTTCCGGGCGGCTGGACCGGCAGGAACAGCTCTTTATGGCTATGCTGGAAAAATGGCCGCGTCTCCGGAAGAATCTTGGGGAAATAGCAAACGCCGTTGCCCGCATGGAATGGACAGTCATGCCCTGGACGGAAAAAGGACAGCAACCGACCCCGGAAGCGCAGGAAATGGCGGAGCTTGTCGAATCCGCCTTCTGGCGGTCAGAACCGGAACCGGACACGGTAGAGCAGGGAGCAGACGATTTGCTCAAATCCCTGACCTATATGCTTACTTGCGGCAACACCGTTCATCAAATCAAATGGGCGTCGGATGATATCATCTACCCCCGCTGTTACGAGCCTCTTTCCGCTCAATTTTACGCATGGGAATATAACTACGGCAGGAAGGATCGTTTGCTCCTTTTCCGCAACGGCCTGGAAAACGACCTGGAAGGAGAAGAATTTCCCCCGGACAAGTTCCTGATTGGGCTGAATAAGGCCGACGTGTTCCACCCTATTTTTGGCGCCAAGCTCCGGTGTCTTGTGGGATGGTTCGGAGCCGCCTGTTATGGGTTGCCCTGGCTGATGACGTTTTGCGAGCTTTTCGGCATCCCTTTCCGGACGGCTAAAGTCAGGGGTGACGAAAAAGCAAAAACGGAGGCGGCGGAAATGCTGCAAAACCTTGGTTCCGGGGGATGGGCCGTCACAACGCAGAATATGGAGTTTCAGCTTCATGACGCCGTAAAGGGAGCCAACGGGCTGCCCCAGGCGGATTTGATCAAACTGGCGGACGAACAATGCGACAACCTGATCCTGGGACAAACGTTGACCAGTTCCAAGGGGGACGGAGGGGCGTATGCCCTTGGCAAAGTGCATGCCGGTATCCGCAAAGAGGTCATTGAAGACGCGGGGCAGGCCGTGGCGAATATTCTCAATTCCCAACTCATTCCTGCCATCATCCACTTGAATTACGGGCATATTCCTTCCCGTCTCCCTCAATTTGTTCCCTCTATCCGCGGCATTGACGCAGAAGCCCTGGAAACGGTTGCCAAAGCGGCGGAAATCATGGATGTAGGAGAAGAATTCGCCCGCACCATCGTCAAGATACCCAAGCCGCGTTCCGGCGAGCCTGTCTTGAGAAAAGCCCCGTCTATCGGTTCCGCTCCGGGCCAATACGGGGATGCCATTGAAGCCGCTGCCTCCGAGGGAAAAAACTAGCTCCGCTCGCCCTGGCCGTCGAGTTGGAGCAGGACGCGGAAAAGGCCGCAGAAGAAATTTTACAGGCGTGGGCCGAGCCATGCGCTGATTTTGTCCGGGAATTGATCGGCAAAGCCCGTTCCGGGCTTTCTGATCATGAATTTCGGGCGGAACTGGCCGCTGTGCTTGCCCGCCTTCCGGAAATGGACCTCACCAATGATGATTTGCTGCAGGAAGCCCTGTGGGACGCCAGCGCGGAAGCTTACCGGAAGGGGTGGGAAATCAATCGGATTGAAGACGAGATATGAACCTGACGATCGACTTGAACGGTGTTGACCCGGTAATTGCAGAAGTGAAAAAAATAGCAGCTCCGGAAAGTTTGGCGAAAGCCAATGAACGCATGGGGGAGGGAGTGAAAAGCTGGCTTTCGTCCTGGTACAGGAACAAGGCGGAATCCGGACATTTTGAAAACACGTCCCTGCCGACCCACGGGCCTGGAAGGAAGAAAACCGGGTGGGCCAACGACATTGCCCGAAACTGGTTTGCCGAGACGACGGCGGACGGTGCCCGCATCTACCTCACCGGGCAGGCAGGGGAGGGGAACGGGGGGGAACCTCTAGACCTTGCACAATCCCTGTTATTGAAAATCTACGGCGGCACGGTGACGGCCAAGCGGGCCCAGGCACTGACCATTCCTGTCATTCCGGAGGCGCACGGCGTTCGCGCTGGCGCTTACGCCTCTATGACGGGCCGCAAACTTTTCACTCTTCGTAAAAGCATCCTCAACCTTCGCAACAGCATGACCAGCTCCGGATTGGAGCCGGGCTACCTTTTTGAATCGGACGGGCATGGCGGAGTCAGGGCCGTCTATAAGCTCAAGAAGTCGCAGATCTTTGCGCCATGGCCGGAGGCTTTTCCGGATGTGGAAGAACTTACGGGCATAGCATTCAAACACTTCATGGATGCCATGCTTGACGACGGGGGCGGATCCGGGGACTGGTTAGATTAGTGGGGTTTCATAGCCCATTTTGCGTCTATTGCCCCATACCTCCACTGTGCCTCATCATGGGGGCATGAGTACGCTGATAACGACGGTAGCCGACAACCACGGCAAGGCTCCCATGGCTATCCTGTGGGCCCCCAAAGGAGAACATACTATTAAATGCTCGCTCAACGGCCAGCCGGGAACGTGTGTGGTGCGGGTAACGTCCGACTGCGTTCCCCGGCTCAATGCCGACCTGGAAGCCAAGCTATCCAGCAACGTCAAACCGGTCGGGCTCTATGATCATGAGATGGGGCCCGCCTCTTACAAGCCGGGACGGTTTGTGTGGAACGAGGAAAAAGGCGTTGTGTTGGAACTGGAAGGATGGACGGAGAAGGGAAGAACGGACGTGGAAGGCGGCAATTACGGCTATCACAGCCCCCGCTTCCGGCGCGACAAGGGAACCGGGGAAATCCTCGGCCTGTTGCCGGAATCCATAGAAGTAGGTTCCTTGGTCAATGACCCCGCATTTGACGACATCGAACGCATTGCCGCCAGCCGAACGGAGGGCGACGTAGCCCATTTTGACGACGTTGAAGACCCCGGGAAACCGGGCGACAATAGAGACCTTGAGAAGCCCAAGGAGGGCCTCGACCAGCAAGACAACCATACAACCAACCGAGACATGGACATCACCAAACTCGTTGCCCTCGGCATTTTGACCGAGGAAGAAGCCAAGGCTGAAAATGCCGAGGCTATCGTGTTGGAGCGCATCAAGGCCCTGCAGGACAAAGGCAAGGCCAGCTCCGACGAATTGGAAGCAAGCAAGAAGGAGCTGGCGAAATGCCAGGAAGAAATTGCCGCATCCAGGAAGCAGGTGAAGGAACGCGCCGTCCAGGACGTTGCCGATGCCATTGCTGCGGGCAAAATCGCCCCTAAGGATGAAGCATCCAAGACCTTTTGGGAACGAGCCCTGACGGAAGACTATATTGCCGCCAGCAAGCAGTTGAACGCCCTGCCGAAAAATCCCGCATTCGATGACGTGAATGCCGGCAAGCCGGAAGGCTCCCCAAAAGAACCCGTCACGGGAACCGCGGCTCTTCGCAACTCCTTTGAAACCGAACTCAATAACCTGAACAAGTAATATGCCCGCGAAAGAATTTATGACCCTGCTGGACGTGCTTCAGCAGGAAGGAACAGGATCTATCAAGGCCCTTGACGCAGTCCGTTCTGTTGGACTTGCATCCCCGGAAGTAACCGCGTTTCCCGTTACCGTTATTGACGGAACGCAGTACGAAATCAATATGCCCACCGGCATTCCCCGTTCCGGGTTTCGTCCGGCCAATGCCGGAGCCAAGAACCTGACGACCGAATACACCAATAAAACCGTTAAGTGCTACTACATTGACGGACCTATTGCGGTGGACAAGGCCGTTGTCACCAGCTCCGCTAGGGGGGCGCAGCTGCTCACCAAGGAAACCCGAAGCGTTACGTTGGGTGCCATGGCCTCCATTGCCCTGCAGATGTGGTACAGGCTTCCGGAACAGGAAAATGTGTTCCCGGCTATTTCTGAACAGATGGGGGATTATATGACCATTTCCGCGGATCCTTCCAAGCAGGAAGACTCGGAAGCCAACCGCGCCGACAACTCCGGAGCTTCCGCTTACCTGGTCATTTTGGGTGACGACTTCCTGCACTCCATATGGGGGAACAAGAAGACGCTTTCCATGTCTCCGGTGCAGGAAGAGACCGTAGCCAGGAATACGGAAGACGGGGAATCAGGAACAATGAGGGCCTATACTTCCCGTTTGGAAGGCTGGACGGGCATTGCCGTGGAATCTCCGTTTTCCGTGGCCCGCATCAAGAACATCAGCGCTCAGCATCCCTTGACGGACAAACTTGTCGCCAAGGCGAAGAGCCTGTTTCCTGCGGCCTTGCGCGGCATGATTTCCTATGTGGTTATGAACGGCAATGTGAAATTGCTGTTGCAGGAATCCAGAACCCTTACGCCTGCCACCGGAAACGGCGGAACGGGCATGATCGCCCCTGAACCCGATTCCGTGATGGGAATCAAGATTCTGGAAGTGGATTCCCTGCTTGATGACGAATCACTGTCCAGCGTCCGAGCCGCATTTGCGGAAGACTTTTTCCGCGCCCGTCGCAACTCCCTTGCCCTCAAAAATTAACCTTTTATCTGCAGAAAGGAGAAACACACCACATGATGAAGAATATGTACCGCAATGACGAAGCGCTTACGATCCGTCTGAAGATGCCGGGAACCGGAAAGACGGTAACGTCTGCCCCGATTCATATCGGACAGAAAGGAGGCATCGACAGCGCTGTCATTTCATTGAAGCACGAAGAGCTTCCCGCGCTGGCCGCCGGCAAGACGATGACCCTCACCGTCGAATCGTCCGAGGACGGTGATGCCTGGACGGAACTGGATTCCCCGAAGCTGGTTGCGACGGGGGGTGAGAGCAATGGTTCCGGCTCCGGAGAAGTGTTCATGCGCGTTCCGTTGGAGGCCGGCCCCTGGCTGCGCCTGAAAATCGCAGCTGAAACGTCCGCAGGCGACAGCACGGCACAGGAAGCCGTCCTTGCCGTCAAGGTATAACCTTATTGAAACAATGGCCCTCGTAAGGATTACTCCGGAAGCGGTTGCCCGCTATTGCCAGGACAAGGAAATTACTTCCATTGCCCGGGACAAAATCAGCGACATCATCCGCGAGGTCTGCAACGAGGTGGCGGCTGCAGTCAACTCCTGCCCCAGAAATGCTAGGATTGCGATGGATTCCAGTTCCGTTCCCGCGGAGTTGGTATTCACCACCTGCATTCTGGTGCGGGATGCCGTCACCAGCTCCGTGCCAGGTTCAAGCGAATCCCTGCAGGGGACGGCGCGGGCGGCTCAATATCAGGATGCCCGCGCGAAACTCCGCGCCGTGGCTGCCTGTGAAGTCGAGTTTGCCCCCTACGATGGGCACCAGCCCAGCGACGTCATTTACGGAGGGCCGAAACACCAGGATTGGAGCAATCCGATATGAAGAAAACCCTGAAGAAGTCGCCTGTCATTGCATTTGCGGAAGTCCTCTGTCAGCGGGCCGTGGAAATTTGCTCCGCGGCCAACAACGGGGAAGACCCGGAAATCATTATTAAGGCATGGGACGGTTCCTTTGAGGAAGAAATCAAGAGGGTGACCGGTTCCCTGGAAACCGTCATCGTCATGGAGCGTCCGGAAATTGTTCCGGACAAGTTGAGCAGGAGCGGCAAAAGCACGGCCAAATGGCACGTCACCGTGGAGAGCAACCCGCTTCTGGACGGTGACGGCTGGGACGCCGACGACCTTGCCGACATCATCCAGGAGGGCTTTCACAAGTGGCGCCGCAACCATGCCCGACTGATGATGACGGAGGTAATCGTTACCAGCTCCAAGCCGGCTCCCGCCAAAATCCTAAAAAAGTCCATCGTCCTGACGATGGAAACAACCCTGATTATCAAACATGGCAACTAAACCCACCACCGCCGCGGCCCAGGAGGCCGCTACTGCTCCGGCGCCCCGCATCGTCAAATGCCGGGTGGCCGTCAACAAGCTGGAACTCCCTCACGGCATCGCCGCGCGGGGAAAAATCGTCCACATCCCGGAAGACGTGTACAAAGTCCACGCCGACGCCGGGAAAGTGACCTTTATTGACTACGTAAGAAGCTAACAACCATGTCAGAACTCTACAACAAGGAAATGCTGGTCGGCACCTTTCTCGACCTGTGCCCGTTCGGAACGACAGTCACGGCCGAAAGCGGCACGGACACGGTGGACGAGCATTTCAAGCCGGCGAAGGACTCCGACGCTTGGATGATTGCCAACGAAGTCATCGACTACAAAATCACGCCGACCACGGAAGATGACGCCCGCACGGTATTTTCCCGCGACACGACCTCCTACGTCACACGGAAGAACACTAAAGTGACGGGCAATACCATCGAAATCAACTCCACGGAGGTTAATCCGGTCTGCTGGCAGGTGATTTACCAGTGCGACAGGCTGGAAGCCGGGAAGGAAGTGCAGCCCTTTTCCCGGAACATCTACGGGCAAAAGGTATGGGCGCGCCTCACCAAATACCAGGAAGACAAAAAAGAAATGATGGTCCTGGAAGTCGCAGCGCTGCTCAAGGTGGAAATCCCCACGGAAAACAACAAGCTGATCACGCCGAAATTGACGCTTGAAGTGATCCCGTCCTCCCTGAATTCCCTGACGCCCACGGAAGAAATCGCCTTCCCGGCCTCCGCCGGGGCATGACAGCCGGGGCCGCCCCTCTGTTTGCATGGGGAGGGGCGGCCAGTCGCACTCCGCAAGGTGTGCGTGGATTGAAACCCCCCCACCATTATTGAGGCATGGACACGACCGTCTCTCCCTTTTCCATCACCTTTGACGGGCGCCCCGTCGTGCGCGTCGGGGAATTCCTGCTCGATTCCCTGCCGGAACACGCTTTCCCGGTGCAGTTCGGCACGTCCGCCACGCCGATCATCAACAGCCCGTTCCCCAGGCTGGACGCATTCGGCAACCTGTCCCTGTCCTTCAACATCTCCACCGTGAGGGAATGCGCCTCCCACATGGACGCGTGGGGCGCCTTTTACGAATGGCTCAACGAATGGAAAACGGCGGGGAAGGGGGAATGGGCCTGGACCGACGCCTGCGGCCGTGAACAGCGCTTTGAAGCCGTCATCGCCGATGCCGAGCCGAAGGTTCAGGGCCTGCGCCTTATCGTCTCCTACAACTTCATTCTTGGCCGCCCCCTGTGAAAACCCTTGACGTATCTTCCGCCGACTTCCTGGACATGGCCGAAAGCCCGTCCTACAACCGGCTCTCCTTCGGGGGAGCCTCCGTCTCCTTCCGCGCACCGGTCTCCCGGTTTGCCTCCTGCCCGTTTGAAGAAGGGGAAATAGTGAAAGTCGTCTGGCGCGGGAAAACCCTGCTCATCGGACCGGTCATCGACCTGGAACACTCCCTTGAAGGAACCTTCGAGAGCTGGGACATCAGGATTTACGATTACTGGTGGAACCTGAAGAACATCCAGTACTTCGTGAACGGCCGCGCCAACGGCATCTTTGCCGAATACCGCCAGGGCACAGGCGGAAGCGGTCAGGAAAAACAGGCGACCGCGAACATCCGGGACGCCCTCTCCGGAGTCCTGGACCACGCCGTCAGCACGGCCCTGGTCCCCATCAAATACGACCTCCGGATCGACAAGGATGCCGAAATCATTCCGTTTGCCTACTCGTCGGAAACGTATGCCTCCCTGCTTTCCCAGATCCAGCAATGGCGCCCCAACATGGCCGCGTGGTTTGAATACGGCGCGGACGACTCCGCCACGCTGGTCATTGCCGACCATGCCCATTTGCCGGATGTCGTGCTCGACCTGTCCGCCGTGGATGTAAGCGCCCTGTCCCTCAAGGCGCGTCCCGATCTGGTGCCTCCGGCCGTGGGGCTGACCTGCAACGCTTCCGTGGTCTCCCGGGTTCAGCGCGCGCTGGCCGTCTATCCCTCAGGCGCTTCCCTGTCCCAGCCCTATGTGGTGACGGCGGAAGTGGACGTTCCGGGCGGCGTCAAGGTCTCCGACACTGCCGGGCAATACAGCCCTGCGGAAACGGGCTCGCTGGGTTACGACGCCCCGCGGATGATTGTCCGGGGAGACAAATTCCCGACCGGCACGGCCCAGTGGGCGGCCCGCGTCAAACGCTGGGCTCCGGCCCTGGAGGATTGCGCCGGCCTGGAAGTGGCGGCCAGTCCGAAAATCACGTCCATCACGCCGGCTGACGCGGAACACCGGGGATACAGCAGCGCGGCCGTCACCCACGAACTGACCTCCGGCCAGGTCAACGGCAGGAGCGCAAGAATCAAATGGGGCAAGGTCCGGGTGGATTTGCGGGTGCGGGCGACGGATCCCCCCGACACGGTGAAGCAATATTTTCCGGAATACGGCGGAAAATCCGGAACCGGGGACCGCTGGATCGGAACATTGACGTTTGAAGTGACCACGACGAATGTCGGCTACGCGTCCTACCGGGTGGACAGGGCAGGGACGGTGGAAAGCGTATCCGACGACGGCGGAGGCCCCGGAGACGACGAAACATCGGGCAGCTACGACACCTCCGCACTGTATAAAAATTTCCTGAAATCCTACTACGAAGCCACCCGCGCGTTGCCCTATGATGGATCCGCGACCGTCCACGACGACTTTGACCAGGTCTGCGGGGGGCGCCTCTCCATCACGGGAGGGTTGAAAGAATGGGAAGCCATGCGGTCCGTCATCCAGGAAATATCCCTCGACCTTAAAACGGGAATTTCCGACGTGACGGTGGGGGCCCCGGAACAGATCTCCCTGCAGGACTCCATCGACCGGAGCCGGCAGCTTGCCGAGGCTCTTCGCCAGACGGCCTGGGCGGACTCGTCCATGTCCGCCGGAGGCGGTTCTTCGGTCGGAGGATCCGGCAGCGGAGGCTCTTCTGGAGCGGACGATGAAGTCCCGGAGCTTCCCAGCGTCGGGCCGTCCGTAAAACTGCTGCAGGCCCAGGAGCCTCCCGCGTGGGGAACCAGCGCCGTCGAGGTGGGATTCCAATGCCGCCTGTCTTACGGGAGCGACGGCAAGGTGTCCGCCGCCTACATCCGCCAGGGGAAGGCTATCTATGCCGGCAACTATATCGGGGGGCTGCTTCCGGAGGGGGCCGGTTCCGGGGGATGGGTGAAAAGCCCCGTCACTTCCGGGGAAATCTGGCTCAAGATCCAGTTGGACAAGGATACGAAATACCTCGGATCCTCTCTGTCCGCCGCGGGCGGCGTCTCCGACCCCGTCAGGCTCGCGGAGGAAGACCGGAAAACCCCTTATGAATATTATTTCCATCTGGCCACCATCGACGGCAACAAGGTGGTACAGCACCAGGCGGGCACGGTTTATCTCCAAATCCACCTGGGAACCTTCGGCCCCTCCGGAATGTCATGATCAGGATATACACCTTCACCTATGACGGAGACGCGCAGGAAGCCGTGGCCTGCGTCCGGTGCGCCAGGACGGCTCTTCCGGAGGCGGTAGTTACGGTGGTGGACGACAGCGCCGCCCCGGTGCCCCCGGAGGCCAGGAGAGCTCTTGTAGCGTATGGGGCGCGGTATCGCCGGAGTTCTTTCCCCCGCTGCGGCAACCTGCGCGGCCCGGAGTGCGTCCGGGGAATCATTGCCACGCTGGCCAAGGGGGCGGAGGATGGCGATATCGTCGTCAAGATTGACTCCGACACGGCGCTTCTGTCGGGCGGATGGGTCCGCGATATGCAGCATAACGGTCTTGCGCTGCACGCCGCCGGATACCAGGTCCCCCGGAACCCGTCCGAACGGTCCGCCTACGGAAATTGCTACGCCCTGAGCGGCCGGGCGGCCAGGATGGCCGCAGAAGCTCTGGAATGCGCCGCCATCCCCCCGCTCGCCCCGGAAGACCTAACCATCTGCCGGGCCGTCATGGACGTCTGCGGACGGGAGCGTGTCCGGCTTGACGAGCCGTGGACGCCCCTGAACCGGGCCGGGCGGTGGTCCTGGTGGAACTGGGACAGCCGGACGGCGAATCCGGAGGATTATGCCCGCAGCTATGACGTGGTGAGCGTCGGCAATCCCCGGCCTCCCTACGTCTCCAAAAGCGCCCGCTATGAAGTCATGCTCGCCCTGTGCGACGCCCGTTTGAATCCATGAATGCCCCGGCAACCACGATATGCCCCCCTTCAACTACCCGCTGAAACAACAACAGCCAACCAAATAAAACCAATCAATAAAACCATGTCAGACAGAAACCTGAACATCAACATCAGAACGACCGCCGACACCTCCGGCGCCGACCAGACAACGGAAGCCATCAACAAGACCAGGGAAGCCGCCCAAGAAGCCGGCGGAAGCGCGAACGCCATCAACCAGGTAACCGACGCCCTGAACAACGTCAAAACGGCCGCTGAAGAAACCGGCGCCGCCATGAAGGACGGCATGGGGGCGGAATATGAACAAGCCCTGGAAAACGCCAATTCCAAACTTGACCAATACGCCGACGCCCTGACTGCCGCCGGCTCCCGGATGAAAGCCGCCTTCAACGACAACCCGGGATTGACCGGGTTTATTGACGAAGTCACCAACGCCGTGCTGACCTCCGAGGAATTCAGGAAGAAGCTGGAACAGGTGGATGACGTCTTTGAAGTCCTCAACGATAGAACTTCCAACCTGGACCTTGGGGCGAAGTGGGGGGATGACCTGGACGAGAACCTGCAAAGGATCATCGACGGCTACAACAAGGAAATGGATGCCGCCGACAAGGCTGCGGAAAAGTCGGAAGCCGCGGAGGCCCGGAAGCAGCAGGCCGCCGCCGCCACGGTGGAACGGCTGGAAGCCAACAACCGCCGCGCCTCCGCCACCTATGAAGAACTGCGGGCCGAACTGGAATCCTACATTGCCAAACTGGAAGAAGCCCGGAAGGCCGGAGACAACGTGGCCCAGGCGGACGCCCTGAAGAATATCCAGGACCTGGGACGGCGCATCAAGACGGCCGGGGATGCCGGACAACTCACTTCCACGCAGGTCAAGGGGCTGGCGGGGCAGATTACCCTTGCGGCAACGCGCATCCTGGGCATGTCCAGCGCCCTCCGCGGGGCGATCCCGTTCATCCGCCTGTTCGGAACGACCGTCAAGACGGCGATGGGGCCGCTGGGCTGGGCTATGCTGCTGATCCAGGGGCTGACCGCCGGCATTACCGCCCTGATTGACCACTTCAAGGCCAAAAGCGACGAATTGGAGCGGCAGACGGAACAGGCAACCGAAAGGATGAAAAAACGTGCCAGGGATGCTGCCGAATCTATCAAAAAGAGTTATGAAGCCATCCAGGACTATAACAAAGCCGACCGGACGCAGGAAATCAACAAAGGGTTCGAGGACTTCATCAAGGGCATTACGGCGGAATACCGCTTGCAGACCCAGGAAATTGAGCGGCAAATCCAGTTGAGAAGGGAGGAAGCCGCCCGCCAGAAGGGCATTGACACGCAGGAAGCCGAGCTTGCCCGCGTGAAGTTGGACAATGACTTTGAAGACGGCAAAATCACCAAACGTCAGCGGGACTACGGCATGATGATGATTGACCAGAATCTTGACGACAAAATACGCCGCCGGGATCTGGAAGTAGCGCAGAAGGAATTCATGGACTACGGAAGACAGCTGGACACGGCCGTTCAAAACCGTGACCGTTTGCAAGATAAGGACTTTGACATGAAGTTCATTCAGGGGCAGATGCCCTCCCTTCAGGAGGTTGAAAGACTGTTCCAACAGCAAGCCAAAGCCCAGGAACGGATTGATGTGAGTAACGGTAGAATTAGCAAGGTGAATGAAAAAATAAATGATATTGAGGCGTTAGCAAGAGTCCCTAACTCCGAAGGACGAAAAGCTAGGGAAGAATTGGCAAAACTTCAAGCCGAGAAGCAACGCCTTCTGTCTGCCCGTGATACAGCCCAAAACGAGGGAAATGCCGCCACTGTCAGAATAGATGAACTCCGGGACTTGTTCCGCCAATCCGGCGTGAACTTTGAACCATCCTACCAGCAGGGAACGGACGTAACCAGCCGAACCGGGGAATATCAAAAAGCCCTGGAAGACCAGAACACCAAGGCAAAAGAACTTGCGGACAAACTTGCCGATGCCAGAGAAGAAGCCGGGAAGCTGGGGGATATTATGGGGGCCTATGAACGTAACATTGTTGATCAGGAGCGGAGCATCAGGACGCAAGACCGGCTCAATTCCGCCAATATCGACCTGTTCAACAAACGGGCCGACAAACAGGAAGCCCAGGAAGCCAAGAAGGCCCAGGAAAAGCTTGAGAAAGAGCGGGACCGGGAACTGAAGAAGCTTCAACAGGAACAGAAGCGGGAAGCCGACAAGGCTATTAAAACTTTTGTGGAAGGTTTTACCATCAACGCCGGCAAGAGCGCTACTCCACATCAAGCCTCTTTAGTCAACAAGGCTATTGACGGCACTAGAAAAGATATAGAACGCGCCGCAGCCGACGGACACATTGACCCGGAAGAGATACAGAATTTAAACAAACTTTTTGTGGGAAAATTAACGGAACTTGGAGTTGCATCAAGACAAGTTCTTCAGGGCTTGAAGCAGATGTTTGAAAGCAATATCGGAGCTATCAACAAGGAAATAACAGAAATAAAAAGGACGCAAAGAATGCAGCTTAGTCGGGAAAGGTTGAGAAGATGATGAACAAACCCTATCACCCAAGCCCCTGACCTCAGGGGCACACTCCCCCCCGGCAGGGGGGGGAGTTTTGCAGCTCATGAGCGGCGGGTCAAAAAATGAATGATTTATCCACGGCCAGATACGCCTTTTTCATACGCCTAAGGGTGCTATTGAGGATGAAGCTTGCCATCTCGGAGCGGTTGGCATCTTGGTATTTTTTCCTTTCAAATACGTCAAATACTTCTTCCGGAGAAAGTTTTGCCAGCATTTGGGCGTTATCTCTGTCCGTTATGTTGCAAATGACGGCAAGGCATTTACTCAACTCCATTCTAGATTTACAGGAAATACCAGAAAGAAAAACGTTAGCGGCTTGCATCAGATTAGAAACGGCTTCTTCAACAAGCCTTTTTGCTTCTTCAGTTCTTTCACAAGGCGTTCTTAGCAAGGGGCGGCAATCGCTGATTCTCATATCATCCTCTAAGGCTTGAGCAAGAGCCAGTAGGCTTTCCCCCTGTTCAAGCCATGCGTACCATTCTTTTTTATCCGTGAATCCGTCCGTTTCCATCGTCCGCACGGGAACCTTTTTGCCGGCAACGTCGATTTTTATTTTCTCCCCAGTCTTTACAAAAGTTGCAATAGCTCCCTTCCATCCCTCTATGCCAGGGGAACCTGTGGCGGATTTCCGGGGTGTCTTCGTCACTTTGGAGGGGTTTCCCCCTGTGGTTGCTTTCTTGGCAGTTTTCGTTGTGGTCAT